ATCAGCGTAAAGCCCTTCTGTACCCGCTTCTTCATTCCCATCCGCGCTGCTTGCATGATTGACCCCTTTTTGTTTGGACAGCAAATTTGCTGTGTAGGTGAATACGCAAGCCGCATGCCAGTGCACAATGCTACACATTTACTCAAATGTGTGACAAACCTTGTCACTTGTAACCAAATATATCGCCGTGTACGAAAACGAACTGACATTGTTTGTCACCCTAGGTGACAGATAGCGACAGCGTGCGCAAAGTCTTACTTAGATCAGATATGAGCATCACAGAAGAAAACCCGCCTCTCGCCCGAATGAACACCCTCTCGGGGGCCTATTACATACAGCGCGTTCGGCGGTCGCAGCCGGTGCTCCAACACCGGCTGCGACCACCCTGTCTTTACTGCTGCGCCTGGTTCAACGTGTCGCGGACGGCGTTGTAGGCATCGATACAGGTATTGGCGTCCCGGATCCCGCGGTCGCCATCTCGGGCGATGCCGTCGAGAGCTGCTGCAGCCTCCGGAGCAAGTTCGGCTCGCGCTTCACCAACTCCGCCGGCAGCGGCGGGATCTGCGGCGGCACCACCGCCGGCGCCGGCCTGACAAGAACGGACGGCGATGGACATGCGGCGAGTGCCATCCAGGTACTCAGCGCGAGCAGCAGCCTTAGCGATTTCTTCACGATCTCTCTCCTCTTTGGCTTTCGCCACCACAGCCTCGATAGCCTCCAGGGCAGCGCCCTCCAGCTCGCGGTACTTCTTGACCAGGTCGGCCTCCGCTCGCGCGGCTGTCTCCCGCTCGCCGGCGAGCCGCTCACGCAGCTCGGCCAGCTCACGCTCATAGCGATTACCCTGCAGCCACCAGGCGGCAGATCCGCCCAGGACCGCGCCGGCGGCCACCATGAGAAAAGCCGCCAGCAGGCGGCCCTTCCAGGCGGCTAGAAACTCAAGCGCCTTTGCCATGGCGGCCCTCGCTCTGGCGCAGCCTGCGCTTGAAATAGCTCTCCAGCGCCTGCGAGCCAGCGATGCCCAACAAGCTGCCGATACCAATCAGCGCCAGCGGGCTCAAGGTCGGAAACTGGATCAGCGCCACACCCGCCACCATGGACGTGGCCGAGCCCATCACTGCCCGCCCGATCGCCAGGCGCACGGTGAGCGGCTCAGCGCTGACAAACAGCTTCGCGAGTCCGATCATGGCGCCCAGCATCAGCAACATGAACAGGTTCTTTTCGTGCTCTTGCATCTATCCCCCTACCCTTGAATGAATTGCTTGGCGCGCACGTAGCGCTGCAGGCGGTCGTCCAGACCGTTCTCGCCACCGTTGATGCGCCTGGTGAGCTGGCGCATGTCGCCGGCGTCGGCCAGCTGGTTACAGCCCTTGGCGAACCAGAACCAGGCGGCCGAGCGCGCGGCCAGCCAGTCGTCAGTGGCCAGCAGGTCCGGCTGCTTGACCAGGTCGAGGCCGAGCGCGTGGCCGCAGTCCCGGTGGTTGTCGAAAAACGTGATCTGCTTGAGACCATGACCGCGGTACCGCCAGCCATCTCCGGTACCAGCCTCGCCGTTGCCATACCGGCCGGCGTAGACGATGCTGGCAATGCGCCGTTGGCGCTCGAGCGGTACGGCCCGCTCGCCGGCCTGACGGCCAAGCGTGCTGGCTAGCGCCAGAGGCATGCGCTGCCCGAAGGTGGCCATCAGCCCCGTGACCGAGTAATCGAAGGACTCCGCCAACGTGGAAAAGCCCTTCGATTCATGGCCGACCTGCGCAATCCAGGCCGCCACCCGGTGGGGAAGCAGGATGCCAAACTCGAACAGCGCCGCGCCGACGTGGGGCCACCACCGATCGGCCAAGGCCTCGCTGATGCCCGCCGCCTTCTGAAATGTCTGTTTGTCCATGGCAATAAAAAGAGCCGCCTCGCGGGCGGCTTGGGTGAAAGGAAGAGCGCTTAGACCAGCTCGGCGCCGGCGAGCACCCAGCGATCGGGGCCCGCGTACTGCGATGGGTCACCTGTCGACGGCACCTCGTCCAAGATGAGCTGGGCCTCGAGCCAGGTCAGCGCCGGCTCATCATCGGGCGGCACCCCCATCAGCGAGATATGCCAGGTGTGCAGGGCTTGCCTGCCCGCGTCGCGCGCTGTCTTGCTGTAATAGCTTTGGACGGTAACGGCACTGCGCATGCTGACTAGGTCCACGGTATAGGTCGAGATCGTATGGAACGAGGCCTCAGCACCAGTGAACGGTGTCTCGATAGCTTTCTGAAACGGCATATATTCACTCCTGTATGCGCCCTGATTTGGGCAAAAAAAAAACCGCCAGTGCGGCGGCATGTGTGACGGATGAATCGAGCCCCCTATTCTTTCGGGTAGCGCTCCTTCACTTCCTTGATCCGGTCATAGAACCCCTTCACCCTCGGCAATTCGCCCTGCTCCATCGCGTGCCAAAGCGCGTCGAGCTGCTCTTCAATGGGTGGGTATGTGTCTGCGCGCAGGGGCGCATGGTCGGCGTGGTGCGTGAGCTTCATTGCTTCGTTACCTCGAACGTGGCGTCTTGCGTGGGAAAGGCCTCGACCGCGATCCGGTAGGTCTTGGCAACGGGGAAATCCAACTCCGCGGTAGTGTCAGCGCAGTCGTAGCGCGCACCGTCGACGACGATGACGCACGGCACTGGCAGGTCACGCAGCGTCATGCCGTCGAGGCGCGCAGGATTGGCGGGACGCGGCGTGGCGACGCCATTGGACACATAGTGGGTGGCGGCATCATGCCAGCCGGCAATCAAACCGTTCTTTTCCGTGCGCGCCAAATCCCAGACCTCGGGCTGCATTGCCGCAAGCGTGGTCACCCTTCCAGTTTCCACTTCATACAGGGTGCATTTGCGTGCTTCGTCAATGTGCAGGCTATCTATCATCGGCTACCTCTTGAACCAAAGTGCAAAAACGTCTCTTACTGATGAAATATTCGAACTACACCGGATGCTGTAGCTGCCGACGCCCAAACTTACAGCGCGAACAGCATATGGCACTTCGGAAGTCCATGAGCCGGTTTGGACGACAACTCCATCTCCACTGTTCAGTAGTTCAAGATAGCCTTGAGCGGGAATGCCACTCCCGCCGAAAAGCACGATGCAGTCATACTGCAGTGTGAAATAAAGGCGGTTCCAGGATGTGACGCTTCCCGCGTAGGCGGAATCGCTCACAGACCGGCCGACCATGTGTGGCGTATTGACGATGTTGGCAGTCAGGCTGTTTGCCTGGATGTCACCGCGACAATAGAGGTTGCCTGAGTTGTCTACGCGGAAGTTCGGGAACAAGATGCCGCAATCGCCCCAGCTTGACGACCAGAATCGCGCATTGCTGTTCTTGACGTCAAAGTAGGTGCTACCGTCCGACTGCTTTGCCAAGATGAAGCCATTGGCGCCGTCGCCCCAGTTCTTGTAGTTGCTCCGGATGTAGTTGTCGGAGCCTGCCAGGTTGATACGCCCGGACGTAATGTCCCCGATGTTTGCCGAGATGGCAGACAGCGAATCGGTCGAGATGTTGCCCGGGCCGATCAGCGTCGCGCCGGCCGCGTCCCATGCCGGCAATGTAGTCTGGTTGGGCTGCACCTCCCCAAAGTAGGGGCGGACCATGAACATCCACGAATCCGCATGCCCAGAGAATGATCCAAACTTGGTGAATGCCGCATTCGCCGTGACCGCGCCCGGGGGTGCCTTCGCCCGCAGCCAGATGCGCTTGTAGCCTTCGAGATACTTGCCGCCAGTTCTCTCATTGTTGTTGGCGGAATCTCCTGCGGGGTTGCCCCCCGTCAGCCTGGCCCCTGCAGCGTCATAGAACTCGATATCGACTGCAGTCATGCAGCGGTGCGCGCCAATATATGCACAGACCAGATAGGTCTTGCCTGCCTGCACCGCGAGGCTCTGGAACAGCGTGCAGGCAACGGCGTCGGGAGCGCCGCCGACCGTTTGCACCGACACGGTCTTGTTGCTCGTCACCGCCAGCGTCCAGTCAGGTATGGCGTTGAGCGCGATAGTGCAGGCGACCGGCGTCCACTGTGACCACTGGAAGAGACTGGACTCCATGCCGGGATTGACCAGCATATTGGACGACTGACCAACCATCATGTGATCGGCGGAAATCTCGCCCGCCGCGATCTTGCTTCCGGTGATCGCGTTGGCTGCGATCTTGTCGCCGGTGATGACGTTGGCCACCAGCTTGTCCGCCGTAACGCTGTTGGCAGCGAGCTTGTCGGTAGTGACCGCGGCGGCGGTCAGTTTCTGCGTGGAGATGGCGCCATCCTGAATCAGGGTCGCGTCGGAGACGCGCACCACGGAGATGCCACCGATCTCGATCAACCCGGCCGTGTGGTCGGTCATGATGCGGATCTGCGAACGCTTAGTTGCGACGTTTCCTGACGGCACCGTGTAGATGGCCGTGTAGGTCCGCATCTCTTTCAGAGACGCTGCGTTGAATTCGACAGGCTCGCCGGTTCCCCATACTTTGCCCGTGTCGGGGCAACCCATTGTGTGCCACACCACACCAGGGATGTGCATGAAGATGCTGGCACGACCGTTGAAGGCGGGGTCGTAGTTGTTGACCTGAACCTGCAGCCGATAGGTTGCGCCTGGCTCAATGGGGAACCAGCCCGAGTAGGTGTCCGTCAGGCCGACGCCGTTGAGGTAGAGCGACCTGCTGGAGTTCCACCAGGTGGACTGGCCCGTCCAGTCGCCTACGTGCGAATTGGACGAATTACGTCCCCACCACAACAGATCGTAGAACTCCGGGTCCTTGATCAGGTTGTCGAAGTTGCCGATGGCCAGCTTATTCGCCGTGATGGCGCCGACTGCAATCTCGCGGGCATTGATTGCGCCGGCGGCAACCGTGCCGGCCGTTACAGCATCCGCCGCAATCTTCCCCGCAGTGATCGCGCCTGTCGCCACCTTATTGGCAACGACCGCACCATCCTGGATCAGGACAGAGCCTGATACCCGCTGCAGGCGGATATCGTCAAACAGCAGATAGTCCTGCTTGTTGTCGGCAATCACCTCAACGTGAATAAAGGAGACACCGGCCGGGATCGTGGCGGTTACTTCGGACAGCGCAAAGCTGTTCGCGCTGACCTTGTTGCCATCGGCGGAATACATCTCCACCTTGGCTGCATTGATGAACAGGATACGGACATAGCCGCCGTCTCCAGCATTCAGCGTGCCCATCCGCTTGACCCAGGCGGAAGCGTAGAACTGCTCACCCGCTGCAACCGGAATGAACATGTCATTGCGCAGCGCTGACGCGATTGCGATAGGCGGTCGCGTCGCGCACCACAACCCGGTTCTGGCGTTGGCGGTGTAAGGCTCCTTGTAGAAATAGCTGCCCTCATTGATCCACCCGACCAACCCGTCCTCGAAGCCGGGGTTCTGGCACAGGTTGGTCGTATCGCTGATCAGCATCTTGTCGGCGGTGATGGCCTTGGATGCGATCTCGGTGGCGGAGACAGCCCCAGCAGCGATCTTGCCAGCGGTGATGGCGCCGGTCTGGATCTTTTCAGCGGTGACAGACCCAGCAGCCAACTGATTTGCGGTGACCGCGTTGGCAAGGATTTTGTTGGTGGTAATGGCACCGTCGACGATCAAGTCCGAGCTGGCCGCGCGCACCATCTCGATGGCAATATGGAAGTTGCCGCCGGTGATGTTGGCGTCGAAATGGAACATGCTCTGCGTGTTCGGGTTGGCCCAGTTAAGCAGAGTCGCGGCGTTGGTGAACGTGCCGGTGTAGGTCGACCAAGTGTTGCTCGGGATGGCAGTCAGGTCGAACTTGCCATCCGCTCTCGTCGGCACGCCCATCGCAAACCACGACTGCTCTGGAAAGTGCGCGTAGGCAACAATAGCCCCCGTTACGGCAGCGTCTTTCCAGATCGTGACCTTGTAGCGGTAGGTTGCCCCAAGTTCAATCGGGAACGTGCGCGAGTCGATATAGATGCTGGCGTGACCGTAGGCGTTCGTGAACACCATCGTGCGGCTGACTGGCCATGCCTTGTCTTCCATGACTACCAGGCCAGTCGGCCAACCGCCGCCGTTGGTCCAGAACGCGGGGTCGCGGAAAGACGGATCGGGGCAAGCGCTGTCGCGGTTTTCCACGACCAGTTTGGTGGCGGTGATGGCGCCGGCCTGGATTTCCCGCGCGGAGATTGCACCCGCTGCAATCGTCCCGGCAGTGACCGCATCGGCGGCAATCTTTTCTGCAGTGACCGCATTTGCCGCAATCTGCGCAGCGCTGATTTTCCCCGTCAGGTCGGAGGTTGGGGTGCTTGCCACCCAGCCGCCGGAGAAGTAGCGGTAGAGCTTGCCATCGTCTTGGTTGAAGACGGTCTTCGCGCCCGTGTAGCCTGCAGAGTTTGGAAGCGTTGAGACGATCGCCACACCCTCCAACCCGCTTGCGAGCTTGGTCAGGTCCACCGCACCAGCAGCGATCTGAGCCGCCTGGAGCTGACCCGCGATGTCGGCAGCGTCCACATCCTTCTTCCACGCGCCCCCCGTCAGGCGGTATGTCTTGCCATCGGTGGTGTTCAGGACGACCTTCGGGCCGGTGTAGCCGGCGACAGGCGGCAGGCTGGTCACAACCCCTACCGGCTCGATCCCCGAGGCGAACTGCGCCACATTGACCGAACCCGGCTTGATGTCGGTGCCATCTACCTCCTTGACCCAGGCACCGCCGGCATAGCGGTAGAGCTTGCCATCTGCCTTGTTGAACACCACGGCCGGGCCGGTGTAGCCGGCAGCCGGCGGCAGCGTGTCCACCATTGCGACGGGCGCGATACCTTGTGCGAACTTCGCCGCGGTGAGAACGCCGTCCTTGAGCATCTCTTCCGTGATCGTGTTGGCGTCTGGCACATTGGCCACGACATCCACCGCGATCGCCGCCGAGACGCTCAGATCATCTTTGCCGAACTCGTCATAGCCGGCCGCGCGAACATAGTAGGTCTTTCCGCCCTGCAGCGGCTGACCACCGATTGCGGCAAGGGTGACGAAGGTGCCCGGCCCGTCATAGGCCAGGTTGGTCGGATTTGCCGAAAAGTCGGGCGTCTCTCCAACCCACACCAGGATGCCGGCGAAGTCACCCTCCGCAGGGCGCGCGCAGGAGAAGTAAGCCACCTTCATCCCCCCATCCAGCTTGATGCCGGTCAGGGGACCAATTTGGGGATTGGTGGCCAGCAGCTGCGACCAAGGACCCACCCTGCCTGTTTCGGAGCGGCCGCGAACACGGAATACCACCGTGCGCCAGGGGCCACCGTCGCCGGCCATCTCACCGGCGCCGTAGGTATAGCGGGTGGCTTCGAGCTTGAAAGACTCCCGCACGATCGCCACCGGCAGGCCGGCCAGCACCTGCACGTCATAGCTTGCAGCACCGTCCAGCGGCGCCCAGGCCAGTTTGGCATCGCGGCCGCTCCAGGGCTGTTCAAAGCGAAAGCCGGACACGGCCGGCATCGGCGCGCCCTCGAGGAGGCGAGGATAGGCCGGCACTTCGGACAGCTGCTGTACCGCGCTGCCGAACCGGTTGAAGCTCACCAGCTTGATCCAGACGGTCTTTCCCAGCCATTCCTTTGCATAGGGATAGCGGAACACCGTGTCATCCAGCCGGACAAATGGCGTACCGGCAGCATGCGCCACGTTGTCGCTGCCGTGCGCACCGCGCACCAGGTAGCCCAGGTTGTAGGTGTTGACGCCGGTCAGCGACGCATCGGCATAGGCCAGGTACTCGCCATCGACATAGCTGAGGGTCGTCAGGCTTTCCGCATCCGCGTGGGTCGCGGCCAGCAGCTGGCCGCGCGAGGCGGACAGATCCACCTGCAGCAAGTGGGCGATATCGATGGCCGCGCCGGCGGGTAGCGGCGCGCTCAGGGAACCATGACGGGATGGCCCCTCGATGCGGCCGATGCGGCGGTAGCTGGCGTTATCCAGCGACACCCACACCTCGGCCCCACCCCACTGATCGCCGCCCGCCGTGGCCAACCACAGCTCGGGCCGATTCCCCGTCAGCGCGTAGGGCGGCTCGAACAAGGTGGGAATGTTGGCGTTGCCTGGCGCGACGGAGAAATCCGGCACGTAGCCGCCGGGCGACGGCGTGGGGACCTGCACCGCAGCGGTGGCCTTGAGCGCGTAGTCCTCGCCCTCAAACGTCAGGCGGCCGTCTTCATCCTCCTCAATGCGGGTGATCATGACCGGAACCCGGTCGAACTGGTAGGCCGGCAGCGTGATGAGCACGATATCGGTCGGCTCCAGCAGCGCATGCTTCCACGAGAGCACCCCGGTATAGGTGTTGCGCACCCCCACCGAGCGTCGCACCTTGAAGTTGGCAAGCCGCGCGGCCGCGTCGGCCGTGCAGATCTCTTTTGCTTCCACAACGGGCATCGGGCGCAGGCCGCGTAGCTCGATGTCGGCGGGGTCCTTGTCTTCGGCGACCTGCTCGTTGTAGTCGTTGGCCCGGTCGTAATACTTGACCTGGACGTAGTTATACGCTTCGGAACCGTGCTTGCGCTTGAGCTGCACCGGCGGCGCGCTGCCGTCCGGAATGAAGTCATCCTCGGTCAGCTCGTAGACCGGCGCGCGGTTGGGCTCATAGGTGGCCCCATTGCCCGCTACGGCCACGTCCGAGTACGGAACGATCTTGAGGCGGTTCTCGCTATACACCGCATCGGCAAAGCCGATATCGATCAGCTGCTGGATCATCTCCCGCGCCGGGCGCTGCTCGGTGTAGGCCGGCGACACCCACAAGCCATTGGCGCGGCAGAATGCCCAGAATGGGCCGAGATCTGCCAGGGCATTGGTCAGGCGCAAGCCACGGATGGGGTGGGTGACCAGGTCGGTAATCACCACACTGGGATCGCAATCCGGGTAGGCCGGCGAGATCCGGAACGCCGTGTCGACCTCCACATTGTGGTTCTCCAGCTGCGCGTTGGAGCCCAGCTCGTAGGCGCCCGCTGCCAGGTAGGCGATCCCCGGATAGGCCAGCGCGCGATCGGGAAACTTGCTGGCAATGAAAGGAAACGGGGTCTGGCCATCGGCGCCCGTGTACACATCCAGACTCAGGCTGCTCGAATCGTGGATCTCCTTGCCCTTCCAGATCCGCGACACGCCGAGGATCGGCCCCTGCCCGATGGCCATGATGATGGCCGCGGTGTACGTCCAGGAGGTCGTCGAGGGCGCGCCGCCACCACCCTTGCCCCCGGCGGCGCGCTCGGTGTGCGCGTGCGACTGGAAATCCTCGTACTGCACCACATTCACGGCAACCCGGGGCTTGCCATAGAGCAGCGGGATCGGCTTGCCGTTGCAGCTGGTCTGCACGCGCAGGGAGCTGATCACCGGCGCGTTGTTGCTTACCTTGGGCGATCCGAAAAGAGAAGACATGTTCTTAGGGGAATAAAGTAAAAAACCCGGCGCTGCGGCCGGGTTTTGTTAGATCTGCGTTGCGAGTGGCGTCTGTGATGACCACCTCCCCCTCCCGCATGTTGGCGTGAATCACCAGCGGCCACGCCAACACGATGGCGCCATGACTGGCGCAGCGCCCGAATCGATACAACGCCATGTCACCGAGCTGGGGCGCGCTCACGGGGGCTGCATACTGCTCCACCCATCCCAGGAAGCGCTCGTCTTCTCGGTGCAAATGCCAGTCCGGCGGGTAGGGGCGCGGATCGATTCGCGGAATCAACCCGCAGGCGGCGTAGACCTCGATCAGCAGCATGGCGCAATCGACGCCGGCGCCGCGCACAGCCCCCTGGTGGTGATACGGCGTGCCCAGCCAGGTGCGCGCCTCCGCCTCGACTGCCTGGCGCTTGGCCAGAATGTCGCTCACAGCACCGTCTCCGGAGAGGGCACGTAGGGGAATGCCTTGAAGTGCACCACGTTGTTGAATTTGCCGACGCAGGCAGGCTTCGTCTTGTCGCAACCTGGGTAGGCCAAGAAGGTATCGCCTGGCTGCGGGTCAAACACCAGAGGTGTTGAGAACTCCAGGAACCCGACCACATCGGTCGAGCGCCGGATGGCGCGCCGCACGCCGGCGTTGGCGCCGCTGGTAAAGACCAGGTAGCCGCGCGAAAACCAGTCCATCGGGCGGTTGAGCGTGGTATTGAGCTGCGCCCGATTGCCACCGGTCACCGACCCGTCCACGCGATACGCCTCCTTGCTCAAGCTGCAGCCCGGCCCGAACAGATCCCACACGCAGCCGGGGCCGAACAGGTCGCGCGGCAGCATCTGAGAGAAGGCCGCGCTATCGCTCTCGACGGTAAGCGTGATGGTCATGTCGTCGGCGCCGGATTGCTGCACATCACCCCGGAACCATTCGAGGGTTTCCGGCGGAGCGCCCCAGTCGGCCATGAAAGCCTTCTCGATCACCACCTCGGCGTCGTCAAGCGCGCCGGAGCGAACCGCCGTCAGCCAGGTGACGCCGCCGATCGTGTGCTCGGGCTTCACCACCACCTTCAGCACCTGCTCGTCAGGATCGAGGCCGATCGACTGCCGCATGCGTGCACCGCTGATATCGGGGCCGTCATGGATGAAGGTGCGGCCGCCCGCCACAATGGCCACGTCCGCGTTGGTATAGCGGTATTCCTGGCCGGTTTGCAGTCGGATGGTGTACAGGTCGCCGCGGGCTACCGTGCCGCCATTCAGAAGGCCAATCAGGGCTTGCGTTCCCGATCTCATATCTTTACCCCCAACGTGCCCAGGAACTCCACCCGGGCCGCTCTATGTAAGTTTTGCGCGATCCGGTCGAAAGACACCTCGTCGGAGTCGAACCGGCAGCGGAAGAAGTAGGAGCCGGTCCAGCGCAACGGCACGCCAGAGGCTGGCGGCTGCGCAAATATCACGACGCCGGTTGGACTGATGGTGTACGCGCCCGGCGCCAGCACCAGCTCGCCGCGGCGAATCGCGGTGACCTGGTCCAGGTTCTGTACCGGCTCGACGAATTCGCCATAGCTGCGTGCCAGCTGGAATTGCGTGCGCTGCCCGTCGCCATAGCCAACGAGCTGGTCGACGGCCGCCTGGTCGTGCGCACAGCGGAATAGCCAACTATCAAAGGCGCCGCGACGCGCCAGGTAGAAGCCCTCCAGCTGCCGCAATTCCGCCCGGCCCGCCGATTCCCGCAGAAACTCGAAGCCGATGCTGAACCGATAGACCGGGTTGGCCATGCGCGAAGCGCGGAACTCGCGCCCGCTGACTGCCGTCAGGATCTCGGTTTTGAAGCGTGGCGCGCGCGGCCGGTCCGGCCGCAGCCCGCTCAGCTCCGGGAAAATTGCGTTTCTCATCCGAATTTCCGTTTGTTCTGCTGGAGGTAGTCGATGAACTTGCGCCCATGCGACTCCAGCACACGATCCACACCCCGCGCGTCCATGGCCTGGATGACGGGGGCGAAGTGAAAGGCATCGCCGCCGCCGGCGCCGTCCTCGGACGAGCGCGAGGCCATCCCCCGGATCACGTTGGCAACGCGCGCCGGCAGCACCATTTCTTCCTCGTGCAGCTGCGTCAGCGGGTTGATGCCGGCCGGGATGTCGTAGCCGCCGCGGGCCGAGGCAATCATGCCAACGGTGCCCATCACGAGAGCGAGCATTGCCGGCATGCCCGCGGCCGCCAGCGCGGGGCCGATGATCGGGATCCCCGCGAGCGCAGCAGCGACGCCTGTCCCGGCCACTACCGCGTTGTTCGCCCCCTGGACTGTCGCTGCGGTGGCCGAGGCAGCCGTCTTGACGCCAGCAGCCGCTGTCTCGACGCTCACCTCAGCCGCCGTCGTGGTTGATGTCAGGAACAAGCGCTCGGCCATCGAGGCGGCAAAGCGCGCTACGGGCTTGACGGCCATCTCCTGGATGAAAGCCGTACCGGTACTGGTGAAGATGTTCGCCATGCTTTGGCGCCAGCTTTGCGCCCGGTTGAGCATCCCATCCGCAGCGCTGGAGAAAGAACTCTCCATGGACGAGAACGCGGCTTTAGCCGGTGCATTGGCTTCCACGTGCAGGTCACCCGCCAGCTTCCGTTTGGCAAGCTGGAAGGTGCGCTCCTGCTCCAGCAACTGATTGAGGATCTGCTGGTAGGCCACCGGATCCTTTTCCGGGTCGGTGGTGTCCCTGCGGCGCTCCAGGGCCCGGCGGCTGATCTCTTGCAGCTGCGCCTGGTAGTCCAGTTCCATGGCAAGCAATTGCTTGCGGTTGATCAGTCCCAGGTTGAAAGACAACTGCGCCTGCTGCTGCTCCAGCGCGATCGACTGGCTGGCAGCGCTACGCTGATCAGCCAGTGCCAGATCGATCAACTGCCGCTTCTGGTCGTCGGCCTGGCGCTGCAGGGTAATGAGCTGGCGCTGCGCATCGGCGTACTGCTTCGAGTCGCTTCCGTAGGCCTTCTGGATCCGCGCTGCGATGTCTTGCGCGACGGCCAGCTGCGCCACGTAGTTCTTTTCCATCTCGGCCATCTGGTTCTTCTGTGCCGCAATGGAGGCGCCGAAGGCCTCGGCGTTGATGCTTTGCACCGCGGCCAGGTATTTCTTCTCCACGGCAAAGCGCTCGTCGCTCGACATTGCCGCGTTGTCGAGCTTGGTCTTCCAGAAAGCCCGTTCACGGTCCCGACTGAATTCAATAAAGACGCCTTCCTCTGCCGTCATCTTTTGGTGGGCAAGCTTCATTCGGTCGAGCTCGTTATCCCACTCGGATACCCGCGACTTGGCTGCCGGCACGCCGAGCTTGCCGATCGGTTCCATATCTGCCGGCTTCGCGGGCTTGGGCGCCGCGCCTGGTGTCGTTTTCCCCTTGGCAACCCTGTCCGCAAAGGCGAGCCAGGCGGCGTCAGCTTCCTTGATATCTTCGGTCATCATGCCAAGGACCGCCCGCGCGCTCGAGAAATCTCCTGTCGCCGCATTGACGGCCGCTGCAGCGACACCGCCGATCACAATGCCCAACTGCTTGAAGCCAGTAGCGAGCGCTCCGCCAGTGAGGACCAGGCCCTTTAGCGTCCAGTCAATCGATGTCATGACGGCGTCCATCGCACCGCCCTGTTCCGAGGCCTCGCTGAACCCCTCGGCGGCATTCATCAAGGTCGGCAGCAACCTGACCGCCAGTTGGCGCCAGACACCTTCCGTCTTGGCATGCATCCGATCGAGCATGTCGTTGAAGCTTCCGGCGGCAGCCGCGGCGTCGCCACTGAGCACGAGGCCCATCTTTCGGGCTTCCTCCTGCAGCTGCTCGATGCCATCGCGGCCACTGTTCAGGAACGGCAGCAAATCGGCGCCCTTCTTCCCGAACAGCTCCATCGCCAATGCAGTCTTCTCGGCGCCGTCCGGCATGGTCGAAAAGCGCTCTGCCAGATCGAGCAGCACCTGGTCGGTACCGCGCATCTTGCCTTCCTGGTCCTTCAAACTCACGCCCATGGTCTGGAACACGGCAGCCGTGCGCTTGCCCCCGGTTTCGGCATCGACCATGGTCTTGCCAAGCTTGCTCAGCGAGCTGGTCAGGGTCTCAGTGTCGATGCCGGCGAACTTGCTGGCGTAGCTCAGGCTGGTGATGGCCTCCACCGAAACCCCAGCCTTTTGTGCCGCCTTTCCGAACGCATCGGCCAGGGAGATCTGCTCCTTGATTCTCGTGGCGAACGCCGCCACCGTGAATGCAGCGGCAAGCCCGGCAACAGCAGCCTTCATGCTGCTGGTGGCTGCAGTCATGGAGCGCTCCATGATGGAGCCGCGGCCGGCGGCCGGGTCGGCCATCGTGTCCGCCGTAACGGTCGCCCGCGCCTTCGACAGCAGGCCGCGCATGGCGTCCGCTGCAGCGCGGTTGCCTCCCTCGGCAGCAGAGGCGAGTGAAAGGTATTTCCGCTCGATTTTGTCGAGCTCGGCCACCACCTCCTTGGAGGGTAGCTTCCCCATGGAAACATAGAGGGATTCCAGTTCCCTCCGGTTCTTTGTCCATTGGCCGGCGGCCGTCGCTGCGGCGCCACCCAGGTCACCGACCGCACTGGCGGCACCAGCGGAGCCCCGCTTCACGCCGGCCAGCGTGTCGACTACACCGCGCATCACGCTGGCAAAGCCCGAATCATTGGCCCTGATGGCCCAGTCGATAACGTTGGTGTTGCTCATATTCTCGTGTCAGTGGATCAGCCCGCCGGCACTCCGGAAGGCTTCGACGAAGCTGTTTTTCCGGGTCGGCTCATCAGCCGGCGTGCTGGCGCCCGGTAGGTCTTCACCCTTGATGCCCATGAACCACTTCACCAGCAGATGCACTGGCGGGTTGCGGGCGAGATAGCGGCTGGCCGCTCGAAGAAGCCGCCAATCCAGCTCCTGCTCGATGTATTCCATAGTCCAGCCTGGAATGCTCGCGCAGAGATGAACGGCGGCCTCCTCGAACCACGCCTGTGTCAGCGGCTCTCCCCCTCCCCCAGGCCCTCCTCTGCCGGCGGCTGGCTGGCTTTCGCGTAGGCCAGCCGGAGCCGCCAGATATCGGCGGTATCCCATTCCCCAACCCAAGCATCCGGCAGGTCCGGGTAATTTCGCCGGAGCGTGGTCACGTAGCCGTCCAACTCGCCGCGCGCGAGCGCCTCGGGATCGCCGTCTCCCGACGCGCGTATTTTTTCCAGCTGCAGGAAGGAAAGCTGGAGGCTGTACAACGGTGGCGGCATCATCAGCTTGACGCCCTGCACCACGACCTGCGCGCCTTCGCGCAGCGGCTGGCGCGCCACCAGCGCAACTTCCTTCCCGTCAATCTTGATCTTCAGCATGGATCAGGCTCCGCTCAACCGGCCGACGCCGAGCACGTCGTCCGCAGATGCCGACCACTCCATGTTCGGAATGACAAAGTCCTCGTTTTTGCGCGAGAGACTGAGTTTGTTGAACGTGACGGCATACAGATGCAGGAACAGACCCTTGCTGTCGTAAGTAATCAGCTCGAACGTGGGCGCTTCGCCCATCTCCTGATTCGAGATGATTGTGGTGGAACCCTTGCTGGTGTCGATCTTGGTGTAGCTGACCTGCACCTTCCTGTTCTTGTCTGGTGCGGCGAAGGTGTACTCGCCGGTGGCTTCATTCACCGCATACTGGCCCGTGGCCGGCGCAGCTGCCACACGCTTGAGGAAGCCACCCGTACCCACATCACGCACGCCCATGTCCATATCGAAGGCCGCGCCACCGGCAACCTTCATCTTGGCGCCCTCATCGATCGTGACTGGCACATCGTCAACAGCCACCACCATGCCCGCGGTGGTGTCCTGATCCTGCGAGCCGAAGAACAGCTCTGTCACTACGCGATGGTCCCAGCGGCCGGACTGGACCTTGCCGCTGATCTTCGTGCCAGTGCGCTGGGTAGCCTCGGCAAATTGCCGCGAGCCCATCAGTTCCTTGGTGCTGGCGCTGATGTCGACGTCGATGCCCTGCAGGGTGGCGACTGTGATCGGCGTCAGGCCGGACTTTCTGTAGCGCAGTTTGCCGGCACCGAAGTGCCAGTCTGCCTTGTTGAAAATGCTCATGTTCTCTCCTGGATTGGTCAAGGGGTGACGGTGGCGTCGTCTGCCGCCACGAGATACCGCCAGCGATAGCGGTAGGTTTTGCGAATCGTGATCTGGCCGGCTTCGTCGCGATCCGTGCTGATGCCAACGTTGAATGGGCGGATTGCCAGCCCGGAGAGCGTGGGTTCCGACCAGATGCGCCGATGGATCTCGGCATGGATCTCGCCGGCCAGATCGATTTGCGCGTCACCCACCAGGTAGAGCTCGATCGCGCAGCCCTCCTCATTGACGTTCTCGTAGTCGGCGAAGCGGTCGACCACCGTGTCGCCGGTGTCGAGTACGCGGATGGCCGGGCAATCGGCTTCGACGAAGGCTCCCATCCGCTTTCTGTCGTGGACACCACGCACGCCACGCGGCAACTCGCTCCCGGCCACCAATGCGACAACCGCTGCGTAGATTCGCTCTGTCTTCGTCATCGGACGGCTCCAAGGAAGGCGGTCATGAACCCGCCGTCTCTTGATCGCACAGGCGGCTGCAGCACGCGGTGGCGCGTGCCCTGGGCCAGGACGATGTCGTCGACTCGAAGGCCCGGCAGGTCCTTGGCCTGATACTCGATTCGCAGGGTGTCGGCATGCACCATGCTGTCGAGGACCTCGAGTCCACCCTCGCCAACCCCGACCAGGGCCGAGAAGATCTGGCCGCCTGAATGCACTTCGACCCGCTCCAGCAAGCCGGCCCTGTCAAACGCATCCCAGAAACGCGACGTATCGAATGCCACGCGTCACCCCCGCTTGAGCTTGATCACGCCGCGCGGCCTGGTATTGAGCGTGAGCGGATTCGATTGCGCTTCCAGGTCCACGCCCTTGTTGTGTTCGAGCAGCTCCTGGCTGGCGTAGTACGGCAGGCCGAGGGTGTTGACCACATCCATGTAGTCGCCGGGTGCGAAGTTGGTGACGAACATGTCCGGCACGCCGAGCGGGATCAGGTAGCCCTCGTCGGGGTCGATGAAGTCGATCGCGCCTACGCGGCCGTAGAACTCCTTCCAGGTGACGTTGCCGAAGACGAAGCCGCTGCGCAGGTCGTCACGCAGGAATTGGCCGTCGTTCCAGCGATCGAAGGCCTTCTCCACGCTCGTGTGGGTGGTAAAGGCGTCGTAGAAATTGCGGCCGACCAGGCCGAGCCAGCCGGTGATGATGCCGGCGCCGATCAGGGCGTCCTCGGCCTTGCGGGTGGCCTCGAGGATCTTGGTGAGGACCTTGGTGCTGCCGGTGCCAAGGGCAAAACTGACCACCTGGGGCTCGATCTTGAAGCGGTCGTAGAGATCCAGCAGCAGGCGCTTGCCGTCGGCGTCGTAGATCTTGCCGGTGACGGCGCCGACGCGGTGGTAGGTGAGCGTCGCGTCGATCTTGCGGCGCATCTTGGCCAAGCGGGCGGCGACCATGGCCTGCACGGTCTGCACTTCGCTTTCGCTGCCGAAGGCGCGCACGTTCTGCACTTCGTCGGCGCGGATGGTGCCGCGCACCGGCAGGTGCAGGGCTTCGAAGGGGATCAGGTCGCGCTTGCTGCCGACCACGACCTGGCCGGGGGCGCCGCGCGGGGCGTCGGGCACCAGTGCCAGTTCGTCGTTGTCCCGCTCGATGGAGATCCGCGTGGTGGTGACGCCCTCTTCCGAGAACAGGCCGTCCAGCAGCGTGGGCAGGACCTGGCCCTCGGGTACTTCGTTGATCGCCTTGCTCAGCGACATGACGCTGAAGGCGTCGTCCTCGAATACGTCCAGATGCGCCATAGTGCGCTCCTTATGAAAAAAGGGCTGCGCGGTGGCAGCCCCTTTGGGTGGTTGATTGCGTTGCTGCCTGCGGCTTACCGCACGACGATGCCTTGGGTTGCCAGGCCCGCCCGTGCGGCTTCCTTGAAGCCAGTGAGCCGCGCCAGGGCGACCTCGGCGTGCCGGCCGATGATGGTGGCACGCTGGGTGCCGGCGCTTGCCCCCACCGCCGAATACAGCACGGCCACCGCGGGCTGCTTGGCGGCCTTGGTCTCATCGAAGGCAACGTACTGGCCTTCGGCGCCCAAGGCCAGGATCTGGCCGGAGGGCAGCGGGATATCGGTCTTGGCAAGCGTCACCTCCTCGCGGGAGAGCTTGCCGTTGGCTTCGGAGAGCAGGAACTCGCCGGTGTGGTTGCCTTCCTTGCGCACGTCCATGTGTACTCCTTGTCTGGAACGGTTTGGTTAGAGATAGCCGGAGATAGCCGGATGGGGCTAGCGGTGAGTGCGGCTGCGGACCTGGCTGCGAGCTGCATAGATGCTCGCTGCGGCCATCGCCGTCGGTGCGGCCGGCAGGCTGGTTTCCGCCGGCGGCTGCAGGTTGGTGATCTTGTGGCCCGCGCCCTGCACCACGCTGTCGAACAGCCGGCTGCGGACCTGCTCGACTGAGAGGCCTGCGGCAACCAGGTCGGCGGCGCGGTCTGGGAGCTTGGCGGCGACGCAGAGGCCTGCGATTTCCCGAGCGGCCTCGATGCGGGCGTCAACGGTGGCACGGTTCTGCAAGCCACTGGTGAGCAGGACGGCTTCGCCGAGGTGGGCGATCTTGGCTTCGCGGCAGGCGTCGAAGATGTGGGCGGCCAGGATGGCCGCGGATCCGGACTCCGTTGGGTTGGCTCCGCCAGGTACAATGCCGCGCGCCTCCGCAGGCGCTGCCGGATCCGCCGGTGCTTCCGCTTCTGCCAGCTGCGCGCGCAACGCCGCCGGCGCCTGCCGATACCTGGCGAGCAGTTCGACACCGCGTGCCGATGCCGCCAGCCTGACCGGGGCCTCGATCACGTCGCACATGCCCAGCGCCTGCGCTTCCAGCGCAGTCAGCCAGGTCTCGGCGTTCATCATCTCGATCAGCGCAGCTTCGTCCTGACCGCTCTTGTCGCGGTAGGCCGCCATGATGCCGGCGGCCGCCTTGTCCATCTGCTCCGCCGTGTGGCGGAGGTCGGCTGCGGTTCCGGCGGCGACGGTCCACGGGTTGTGGATCATCAGCATGGCGTTCTCCGGCATCACGATGCGGTCGCCAGCCATCACGATGAGCGAGGCGGACGAGGCGGCCACGCCGTCGACACGCGTCGTCACCCGGCCGTCGTACCGGCGCAGCGCGTTGTAGATCGCGAAGGCATCGAAGACATCTCCGCCGTTGGAGTTGACAGAGACCAGCACCTCGTCGGCCCCCTCCGCGATCGCATGCAGGTCTTCTATGAATCGCTTGGCGGTGACGGCCCAGAAGCCGATTTCGTCGTAGATGACCAGTTCGGCGAGCTTGCGCTCGTTGTCGGCCTTGGCCTGCAGGGAATACCAGGCACGTGGTTTTGGCATTGTTACTCCTCTCGGTTGGATGGAACCTTGACCGGAGCACCGGCCGCGGTAGTGCGGCGCGGGTCCGAGTCGAATATCAGGCCTTGCCTGTCAGCCCGTTCGTTGTCGGCCCGGATCTCGTCGTCGACCAGGTCGGGATCGTCGCCTTGCCCCAGGATCACCGAGGAGCGGCTCTTGAAGCCGGCGCGCACGGCGCGTTCCTGGGCGTCGATGTCCTGCACGGGATGGACATAGGCCCAGCCTTGCGGCACCCATTTCACCCGCTGGTAAGCGCGGCGGTTGCGGTGATAGTCCGGCAGTATCAGGGCACCGGACAGGACGACGGCATCGAGCCAGGCGGCCCAGATCGGCCTGCAGTATTGGTGAATGAAGGTGGTCCACTGGATCTGCTCGATCAAGCGGTGGAACTCGTTGAGGATCACGCGCAGCACGCGGTCGCTGACGTTGCGCAGGTCGCCGGTGAGAACCTCGTACGGCACGCCGACGGAGGCACAGGCGGCCATCAACTGCTGCCGCATGAAACCTTCGTAGTTGTTGCCTGCGTCGGGCGGCGTGGACCATTTGACGTCTTCACCGGGGCCGAGCTCCTGCAGTGTTCCGGGGCTCAGTTCCGCCAGAGGCGTGTAGCCATCGGCGTCGATCTTGGCAAACGCGTTTGGGCCCGGATCCTGGCCTTCAGGTTCCGGCTCCGGGCGGGTGACGAAGCCGGCGAACAGGTTGGCCACCTCCTGGCGGAACAGCACGGCATCATCGAAATTGTCCAGCGATTTCAGCCGCAGCAGTACGGTAGTCAGCTCCGGCAGGCCTCGGACCTGGCCAGGACGGTGAACCTGGAACACATGGATGACCTGGTCGGCCGGAACCGGGACGGCTTCCTGCGGCGCATTGGCCCGCGTCATGTAGTCGCCAGGGTGGCGGCGCCAGAGATGGTAGGAGACGCGGCGCCCTAATCCGTCAAATTCCACGCCCTGGATGATCTCGTTGCCGGTACGCGAGGTCTCAGTCTTCTCGACCGGCAGGTGATCGGCCTCCAGGGCCTGCAGTTGAAAGGGCACGGCCAAGCCATCCTCCGGGCGGCGCGGGCGCAGGCGCACCAGGGCTTCACCGTCGCCGAACATGGCGCGGGCGGCGAGCGCTTGCAGGCCGTACGCATCGATGCGGCAGTCCGCATCGGCCTCCGGCACCCAATCGGCCCAGAGCTGCTTGAGCGCTTCGCAAAGCCCCTTGTCCGGGTGTGTGGGATATGGCTGGATGCCGGTACCGATCATGTTGCTGACCAGGCGGGCGATGGCGGCCTTGGCCCACGGATCGTTGCGGATGGCGTCGCGCGAGCGGCGGCGGATCAGCGGCAGCGCGGCGGCGGCGGCGTTGGGGCCGACGTTGCTTGGAAGCCAGTTGGCGGACCGGCTGCCACCGCTGGCTCCAGCGTCGTAGGCATGCCCGGCATTGCGCAGCCGCGCCGGCACGACAAAACCGGATTTGCGCAGGTTCGCGTAGGCCATCAGAGTCCCTTGCCACCGTGGCGCAGCACGGAGAAGCGTGGGCGCCTTCCTTTGGCTTGCGCGTCGAGATCTCGCTGGATAAGCGCACGGGCGGCGCGCAGTTCGTCAAGGGAGCGGTACTTGACGCGCTTGCCGTCGTACTGGACTTCGAGTTCGGCGCCAGCGATGGCGCGGTTGATGCGATCGAGATCGGCTTGGGTATGGGACACGTCATCGCCTCTTCAGGTAGCCCGAACGCGAGATGCGGCGTTGGGGTGGTTTGGTTTGCGGTGGCTGGGCGGGCAGAGCCGGTTGCCGCGGCTTTGCCGCGGTCTCCCCTGCGCCATGCGAAAGCCCCGCATTCGCGGGGCTCGTTTCGTTGTTGTCCTGCGTCGCTTCCGGCGGGGCTGCTGCCAGCGCGAACAGGTTGCCGGTACGCGGCTGCACTTGCTCCTCGAGGGCATCCCACCAGGCTGCCGAGCGGCGGCTTAGCTCCAGGTGCGCCTCCAGCCAGATCGCGTAGACCGCGCAGTCCTTGGCTTCCAGCCGCTTGCGGATGCCGACCCAGCGGGTCTGCCGGCCGTACTGCGTGCTGCGAGTAGCGCGGACCTCGCCTGCGAACTGGCGGAACCATTCGTCGCTCAGTTGGTTCGAGAAATGGATGAAGCCAGGCCCAGGCGTCTCCACCGCAAGCCGACCGTGGATCAGGTCCTTGGCCAGGTTGGTGCCGACGTGCCACAGCGTCACACCATTCTTGCGGCGCTTCCCGCGCCAGTCGATATCGACCTGACCGGCGCCGTCCCGGATGTGCTTCTCGCCGCTGGGGCGGCCTCGGACCGCGAACACCTTGTGACGAGCGTTGACGCGCGCGAATTCATAGACCTCGTGCGTCCGGTGGCCGCCGGAGTCGATAGCGGACGCGGTGATCCTGAGCTCGCTACCGCTGGCATGCGGAAAGCGAGTTTCGGCCAGATACGTCCGCACCTCCTCCCATACCGGCGCTTCGGCGGTGTTGCCGAAGAAGATCTTATGGTCGATGGTCCACATCTCCGAGCCGCGGCCAAACCCCCAGACCGTGAGTTCCACGCGGTTATCCTGGGTGTCGCCGCCTACCAGCAGCAGCAGGCAACCCCAGGGGATGACGCCGAGGACAAACGGCTCGGCGCGGTGCTTCAGTTCTTCCGCATCAGTACGCTCGATGTCGCCTTCCCACGGCTCGCCGCGGGTGGTGTTGAAGAATGCCTTCAGCTTGGAGTTGTCGCCCTCCTGCGCCTTCTCGTAGGCGGCAATGAAGTCGCGCACGATGTCCTGCCAGGACGCCGATGGGCTGTATGCCGTCCAGATCCTCATGGCGACATGGCGATGCGGCAGCATCGTCTCGCCGGCGGCGTTGCGGAACACCCCCTGGTGATCGATGGTGCTGCCGTCGTCGCCGTACCAAAAGCCGTTGTCCCAAATTGCCAGGTACTCAGCCTGGGTAATCAGCGCCCCGCAATGCGGGCAGAGGTGGCGGACCGTCTCCGCATCGTCGCCCTGCCACTTGAATCCATGCGGCTCGTCCTTGCCGCCCCATGTCAGGGCGTGGTGGCCATCGCAGTGCGGACAGAAGACGTGATAGTTGTATCGCGCGTCGGCCTTCTCGGCGCGTGCCTCGATCAAGCTGAAGCCCTTGAGCTTGGGCGTGGAGCCCGTGATCATCTTCGGGAAGGTGGCCCCCTCGATGCGCTTGGCTGCCAGCATGTCGGGCGCACCTTCCTTCTCGACGTCGTTATCAAAGGCGTCGAGCTCGTCCATGTAAGCCGTATCGACCGAGATGCGCCGGAAGTTCTTGGCGGCCTTTCCGCCGCGCGGATGGAGCATGCTGCCCAGGAACTTCTTCTGTTGCAGCGTGTTGTCCTTGTGCCGGGCCATGTACGCGGGGAAGACCTCGCGCATCACAGCCACGTCGCGCAGCATAGGGTCCAGTTCGGTCTTGACGAACTCGTCGCGGTCATCATCAGTCGGCTGCCACAGAGCCTGGTTGCGGCGCTTGTGGTGTGCGAAATAGCCGATCGCTGCCAGGATCATCTTGGTGTAGCCCACCCGGGCCGACTTGATGAAGTCCAGAGCGCGGATGTCGTCGTTGCTGATGCACGCCAGAATTGCCCTCTGGAACGGCCATGGACGCCACCGCTGCTCCACGTAGGACGATTCGGCGCTGAGATAGAAGTGCTTGCTCGCCCATTCGTCAAGACTCATAGGCTCCGGCACGCCGAAGGAATCAAGCCCTCGCGCCAGGCGACGCGCAATCGCCTCACGCGAGTATGAAAACATCAGCTCTCCTCTAGCTCCTCATCGGGCGAATCTATGTCGACGGGCGCCGCTGCGCCCTCCACCAGGTCCTCGTCCAGTTCCAGATCCTTCAGCGAAACAGCCGCGGCGATGTTGCGCGCCTGCGCGATCTCCTTCTCGATCAGCTTCACATCCTCCGCCGTCAGCAACGGGATCCGCCGGCGCAAGGCCCCCGGAATCGCTTCGAGGATGCCCGCTACCCTGGATCCGGCGCGAGACAGCACCTCCTCGATCAAATGGACCGGCGCCAGCTCGTTACGTGTGACCGCGTTCTGCATCGCCAGCTTGTCCGCGCGCTCCTTCGACTCCCTCGCCCGCTCATTGACCAGGTCGAGGTCGCCGAGCGCCATCCGGCCCGCAGCCTGCTCGCGCAGATTTGCGCAATAGTTCATCAGCCAACCGCCTGTCGTGTCGCCGGGCTGAATGACGCCGCGCGACATCAGGTCGCTCACTGCCTGCTGGCTGATCCCGACCAGCGCGCCGAAAGCGGTCTGAGTACATGGCTGCGCCAGGTTCACCATACAACCCCCTTGGAAAAAGCCTGTGACTAGAGAAACTGCGGGGTTCGAATTACCCTTGGAATCGGGAATCGGCCAGGGGCCCCCGGCCTGTTCCGAACCCGGCGGCCGTTGGGCAAGGCGGTGCCCGTGTTACCGCGCCGTCCTCACCGCCTGGTCGAACGACTCACGCAACTGCCGAGGAAACTCTGCCTCGGTCACCCGCCTGGCGATGCCGTAGAAGTCCAGCCGCGCGCGGTACGTTGGCATGCCCACAAAGATGAACACCGGCTTGGCGGCACCGCGCTGGAGGTGTGCGATGCGCTTGTCATTGCCATAGCTCATACGCTGGTAGATGCCCGGGGGCAACCTGCCCTCTCGCTTGCTCAAGGCGAAGTAACTGTAGCCGCGGACGCCTTGCGACGGCTTGCCCTTGGCCAGGTTGTCCCGGCGCCGCTGCGTCATGTTGGCCCGGTAGCCCTGCTGCGGGAACGCGTCGAAATAGGACAGGATCTGCACGATCTGGCTTGGCTCGATATTGCCGTACCCATCCATGCGCGCCGCTGAGCCCGGCACTGCCACCATGCCATGAGGCAGCAAGCCACGCGCCTGCAGCGCACGCTCAAAACGCTTGGTCCCGCGCTCACCCGAATCCACCTGCGGCCCAAGATACTTCGTTGCCGCGATGCCCTTGAACGTATCGTCCTTGAACCATACGCGCGACGAGAGCCTCTGCTTGGTGGCCGGCTCGATGCGCAGGGCGGCCATCGTGTATGGCGTGGGCCGATCGAATGCCCTTGGCAATTCTGTTTCTATCGCCTGCCTGACCAACTGCTGCGTCCTGGTGAGCGCCCTGGCCGCTGCAAACGGCAGCTGATCGGCATAGAGCTTGGCGGCAAAGCCGAGTACCGCATCAATATTTGAGGTAATGTCGAAGTCGGCCATAGCATCCAATAGTGAGGCAGATGCAGACGTGCGGCTACCCCGAGAGAAGGCGTGGGATTTCGACTAGTTCAGTACCTGCCCATCTGACCCATAGCTCAGAAAGCAAAAATGGCCCGAGCGCTTATGCGCTCTGGCCATAGATTTACACTTTCAACAGGCGAATGCATCCACCCAAGACCGACCAAGTACCCGTAATTTTTCTTATGCCTTGGTCAGGCTGCCGGGCAAACAACATGCCTCCCGGCGATTTCTCGAACTCTCTACGGCCCGTAGTCTAGGCCAGCAAATCGCAGCCAACAAGCGCCCCATAGATCACCCACAAGACTGCCTGCTGCCATATTGTTGTTCGATCAGGACAGGGCCTCGTAGACCAGACCGTGATCTTGCGGCAGAAGCTTGACGATGTTATCGACAGCCTCCTCCGTGCGAATCCCCCACTGATTGGTCAGAAGGTAGCTATGGCCATTGACGTGGATCACTTCATCGTCCTCACAGAAATAGCGACGGGATGACTTACCTGGCGACGCCGCCATCACCTGCACCCCCGAGAGTTCCCCCGGGGCAGATGCAAAGAGGTTCGAGCGTTTCCATGGAACAGCATCACGAATATCATCCAGCGTCACCCCCAAACGCACCGCTTCCCGAACTACGTGATAGATAAATCGGCGCTTCGGCAAGTTTGTAAACTCCCCAATGGAAGTTTGAACGCGGTACCGAGTGAAATCCCGGCCGCTGGCCTCCGCTGCAGCAAGCTCCATCGTTTTCTCGCGGATAGCGACTTGGAACGCTGCAGCCTCAGGCAGAGGAATGACTTGCTGGACATCCATCAGCACGCCGCCCCTGAAGGAATAGGGACGCATCCTGAAGCAGGTTATTTCTAGTCCCTGTGCGTTCAGCCACAAGACCGCAGACGTCACCTCCTTTGAGAAATCAGCGGAAGCAAGCACGATACGAACTTGATTGCTAAACGCAACCGGTCCTTCAGGTATATCAAGGAAGTCCCTGATTCGTTTCTCTGCGGTATCGGCAGGCAAGCCTTGGGAAAGCAAGTAAGTCCGGTGCGCGTCGACCGCCTGCTCGAACTTCATGGTAGATATCATCGCAGCGTATCTCAGCGCCTGCAGCTCCATGTGGCCGCCATCTTCAGTGCGCTTCAACTCCACTACGACCAGACAGCCGTTGCTGTCCAACCCAAGCAGATCAATCCGGCGCCGGCTGTCTTCCCAGTTGCCAAACTCCTCAGCCAGAATCAGCGTATCTGGGGAGATGATCTTGATGTTCTCCCGCAACGCACGCTGAACGTCCTCACGTTCACGAAGACCGAGAGCAGCATATGTTGTACCTGGGACTTCGGCTAAGGATCCCGAAACAAACTCGTACAGAGGCATGACAGATCGAAGTTCGTGCAAGTGAAGTGGAAATACCCAAACTCTTAGGCGGAAACTGACTTCATCGACATCATACAGGCGAGTGGTCGCAACGTGCAATAAATTCCATGAAGCATAGTCTATCCATATTTTAGTCTCTTGCCCCACTCTTTCCGCGGGATGGGCCAAACGCAATGATCAATATCCGAGCCGCAAGCCTAAGGATCTCTCAAGGCCGACTCAAACACAGAAATCTCAGCACTAAAATTCAATTGCTCTTGCTGTGATGATAGTAAAGATAGGCTAAACCCACGGGCGCTATGAAGATTGCAAAGCCCCAGCATAGCAGCATGGTGGCTAGCTTTGTAAAAAGCATGAGAAGAGCGTTCACAAAGAATACGTTCTCCCCCATGATAAACCCCATGATTCCCTCGTAGACGAATCTAGCATAGGGATACAAGAACGTATTGATCAACGCAATAAAAATCAGAGAGTAAGGTGCCGGCGCAGATCCACTGTTTGCCATGAAAACCACGATTGCTGGAAAAATCAGCCCGAACACAAATTGCCGAAAATAATACTGACGCGACAGCCCACCGAAGGTCTTTGTAATAACTGGATTCATATCATATCTTCCTATTGATCGGCCACGTTGGCTCCACGATATAAACGCTATCGGATGATTTCCTGTAAAACTGAGGCCTGTGACCTACCCCTCAAGTAGGGTTGAACTAAAGCCGATTCCGGCTGGAACAACACCAGTTTCACTAGCCTCTACGCTCTCCGCTGCGGCTGCCCCAACTCCTGCCTCACTCTGTACCCAACCTCATCATCGACCCGATCCAACATCCCCAGTAATTCCCCCACCACGCGCACCCAATGCCGCCGGTACGTCATCAACGATACGCCGATCGCAACCGCCCGCTGGGCATCCTCAATCCTGCGCCGCCCGTTCCCGCCACACCCAGGGCAAAGCGCCAGCCGCGCCAGCTTCACCGCACGATCCACACGTCCCCGCCCACCACAGGCCGAACACCGACTGCTCTCGACTTCCTCCAGCCCACGCTCCGGCGACATGGCCACCCGCACTCGCCACCGCCCGGACCCCGAGCAAGCCTTGCAGCTCACCGAACGGTCCGCTGTCGGCAGCCCACCCCCAACAGTCCCCCGTCCCGAGCAAGTTCGGCATCGATCATCTACCCACTCACAGACCACCAGCCTGGCCACGCGATCGATGATGTCCCCGCCAGCATCAGCAGCCTCCTTCCGCCAGGAAGCCCGAAGCCCCCGCCGCCCGCTCTTCGCGCTCCGCGCCCGCTTCGCGAAAAGTAACACGGCGCGATTCACAATCGAAGGCCGCAAATCCCGCCCATACTTCATCCGCCAAAGCAGCGCCCCCAGCTCATCAGCCCCAGCCAGCGCCCCAATCTTCGCCTCCCGCTGCGAAACCGGATCCGCCAACTGCGAACGCGGGTTCAAAGCCACCGCAATCTGTTCCCTCAAATCAACCCGCATACCTGCTCCCCTCGCTTATCGAGTCTTTGATCGTTTTCCCTGCCCAACAATGGCGCGCATCTGCGCCAGGCCGCGTTCGGCCGCCGCTACGGAGGGCGATGCCCCCACATCCGGCGCCCCCGGTATCGGCGGCAAGTGCTCGCGCTCGGCGATAGCCCACAGCGCCACCCACCGCTCCTCCGCCTCCGTCCAGCCAGGCACAGGCCCGTGGCCAAGGCCATAGCGCACCGCCGTCCAGAACGCCACCCGCGATGTCCAGCGATCGCGGCCAGACTCGCGCAGCGGCAGCTGCGCCACCGCCTCCCGAAAACCCTCGTCCGCCATCATGGGCTCGCCTCCCGCGGATCCTTCCCACGCAGCAGACCCGCATGCCACCCAGGCGGCGGCCCCCTGGTGGCCGGGCCGGCCCTTGCCTGCAGCCGCGCGAGCTGCCGCGCCTGGTGTTCTTTCGCTGCCTGCGCAGCCTCTCGCCGCTGCCGCACACCATCCGCGCGATATGGCACCCACCCGGGATCCAGGGATCGGTTCACGTAGTGCCCGAGCATCGCGAACGGATCACCCACATCGCCCAGCTCCATACGGCCCCGCCATTCATCCATCACGACCTGCCGCAGCCCCGCCGGGGCCCTTGCCATGATCTGCGCCACTCGGGCCCTCTGCGTCGGCCCCAGCCCCACTGGCCAAGCGAGATCGACCTGCCAGGCAATGTCCGGCTCGCGCCCCACATCTGACTGCAGGGCCGCAGGCCCTCCTCCCACCGCACCTGCGCCCTCGTGGCGTTGCTCTGAGGGCTGCTGCGTCCTTGCGTCGCGAGGGGGTGACGAGTCTTGTCCTTCCTCTCGCGCCGCAGGCGTGAGAGGGTCGATTGGCTTTGCCTGCTTTTCACGCCGGCGGCGTGGGGGGTTTAGGGGGGGTGGTTTAGATTTTCCGGACTCCGGATGTATGGTGGACCTCGGCGTTTTGCCCGTCTGGCCGGAAGCCCGCGATTCGTTGCCTGCACTGGCCTGGAGGCCTGCGCCAGGGTCCGGGCTACCCTTGGGCACTTTATTTCGGGCGCACTGATCCGTCTCGGCGTGTCGACACAAAAAAACGAAGTCTCGTGGCCCGCCCATGCGCACCAGGAGGCCCAGCTTCAACAACTGCCCCACGATGCCTCGGAGCTGGTCGACGGTGTACGCGGCGTATTTCACGCCCGGCCGTGCCCTGGTCTCCGTCCACTCGCGCAGCGCCCGGTATGAGATCCGCACGGTCCGGCCGACGATGCCGGTCCGGAAGTCCATGCGCGGACGGAAGCCCCTCGTGTAGACGTGATTGATGTGCGGCCCCATCCCATCCAGGAGGTCCTGCTCAGCCTCTGTCAGCTTGATCGCTGCCATCAGGTACCTCCCGCACCAGCCGAGGCGCGGGCGCCATTGCGCGCCCGACCCTCGCACAGCACATCGAACGTCGCCATGAACTCCGGCGTGGTGGCAGCAACCAGCAGGCCCCGATACGCGGCGCGATCTTCTTCCGGCATTGAGCCCCAACGAGCCGAGCACACCAGGGCCAGCGCCGACATCTCGCCGGCCACGCGGAACGACCAGAACACCTGGTCGACCGGCCACGCACAGACGCTCAGCAGTTGCTCTGCAAAGGCCTGCAGCAACTGCAGCACCTTCGGGCTTCTCCGCTCCGACAGGGCCTCCAGGTGGTGCCAGGCACAAGCCATCTGCCTGGGCCGCGGGCAGCTCATGCCCGCCCAGGCACGCCACGGCTTGCAGCACGGCATGTCGCGGTAGAACTGGATAGCATCGCTGCGCGGCGGCGGCCCCTGAAATGCTCCAGTCATGGCGCACGCCCTCCGGGTATCCGGTCAATGGCACCGGTGCGCTCGATAGCACCAAAGGACAAGCCAAGCACCTCCAGCATCTGGCTCAACCAGTCCTGATGCACGCCAATCATGTCCAGCCAGATCAGCGGGCGCTCCTCATTCAGCAACCAGGCCGCGCCCGGGCTCATCCAAAGCCGCCCCGTATCGGTGAGTTGCTTACGCGCCAGATCCACCACGTCCGCCAGCCACAGCGCCACCACCGCACCGCATAGCGCGTGCTCCGGCGTAGCCCACTGGCCCTCCGTGTGGTGAGGCGATGCGCGTCTCACCATCGTGCCCAGCTGCTTGGTCTGCACCCGCAAGAGCGCCGGCGCGAAATCAGCAACATCCGAGATATCAGACTTCAAGGGCAAACCGCACACCTCCCGTCATGACCTGGCCGGCAGCTGCCGGCCGCAAGCACCCATGCTCCGCCGCGCGCACTCGCACGACGACCCGATCTCATTGCCCTTGGCCAGGTAATCCATGTACTCGGCCGACGTCACCACCAGCCCCAGCGCCTCGAGCATCGCGTTGATCTTGTCGAGCGTCACACCTTGCCCGTTTGCCACCTTGTTCGGCATCGAGTCGTCCCAGCCAGTGGCCTCGCAAAGCCGTCGGCGCCGATCCGCATCCCGGCACGCGTTGCGCAACGTCGCGGTCAGCAGCGGCTCCCGCTCGATGACGAATTCCTTCACGTTCATGGCCGTTCCACTCCGTTCCGAAAACAAAGAATGCGGCGGAATGACACCGCCGATAAGATGCAATTCATCGAGTCACAGCAGAGAAATCACAGGGTGACAACGTGCTGAAGTGTTGCCCGCAGTGGGCGACCTCCTCAGATTTCCGTCGCTGCACTTTGGGACTGGTGAACTGGCATTCTTTAAGGTCCAGACACGGGCTTTCCTTGTTGACGGCAACAACAGGCCGCGCGTGCAACTCTGCCTTGCTCTCGTCGTAGCGCATTCGCCATCTCAGGGAGAATGACAGGCTCCGTGACGGTGTAAGGCTCCGCATCAGGTATTGCGCGATCCTGAGCCTCGCATCTTTCCAATCGCAAAGCAGGACAAATCAGCCATAGAACAAACTTGGCATACAGATTCTTCATCATCAGATTCCTCTTACAGTGGAATACTGCACCTCGTTCATTGAGACCTATGCGGCGTACCTGATGACGCGCAAGACCTAGCGGCATTGACCGCCGCCAGTTCGGCGAGCAAGTCCCGGCGAGTGATCTTCAGTTCGTCGGGACTTGCGCCTCGGACAGCGAGGGCGCAGAGCGCACGCGATACGCGCTCAGCCTGTTTCGCGGAAAGCATCGCTTCCGCCTTGGAATCGCGGAGCTTCAACGCGGGTTGGATCAACAAGAGCGCGAGCCGCGCATACAGATTCTTCATCATCAGATTCCTCTCATAGCAATCTAGGAAAGCGAAACATGCAGGCGCCTAACATCGACAACCTGATCAAAGACCCCCAACACGAGATCACCTACAACGTCCGTGCCTACCGCACGCTCACCCGTACCGAAATGGTGCAAGCCGTGCAGGTCTTCCTCCGGCAGACGGGAGGGCGACGCCCGAAGCGCGGAACGCTAGTCACCATCATTTCCGTGATCGGCCTCAATGGTGAGTAGCCCGGCAAGGCTCCTGGCCCACTCCGCGGACAAGGTCACTGATGCCGCCCGCCCGTCGTCAAAGACGGTCAGCGTCCGCGCGCCGTCAGGTGATTGCGCAACCGCAAGCTTGATTAGTGAAGCCAACGAAGGCTTGCCGTCCTGCCAGGTAACGCTCATACGCGCTTTACCTCCATCCAGAGTTAGCGAATGCACTGGCCAGCCAGCGCCGAACTCTCAACCAAGCGCTCTGCGCACGCTCCGGTCGTAGGCCAGGCGGCCGGAACCACCACGGGAAGACTCCACCATGGACACCACCCTCCTGATCGCAATCGTCGGCGTGGCGGGCACCCTGCTCGCCAGCATAACGGCCGGCCTGGTAGCACTTCATCAGGCTCGAATTGCAAAGGAAGCTGAGCTCAGGCGCGCCATCCTCGAAGCTAGCCTCACACTCGGACGTCACGACTGGCAGCAGGCCAGAGATCGAGTCGAGGCGATCGCGCGCCGGGGAAAGCAGCCTCCGGCGATGCCTCCGCAACATGTCTACATGCAACATGCCTACGAGTTCCTGTGGCTCTTGGAACGAGGGGCCATTAACGACGAAAACATCGACAAGATTCACGCGCGAACGAGAGCGACGACGGAGGCGCTTAAGCGCCACTCTCCGAGCCAGAGATAGGCGCGGTGGGCGCGTCCGGAGAGACTCCGGTTCCACCACTTGCGCGCCGCCCGGCCATAGCCAGCAAGTTTCGGCGCTGTTGGAATCGGTCATGGGCGCTCCGCTCCCTGATACTGAAGCTTCGCCCCATTTTGAATGACTGCCCGGCCCTCAATCTCAGCAGCCGATCCAACCCTCGCGGGCCGACTCAAGAGCAAACCGGGGCATCTGGCTCCATGCAACGCAATCAGGCGGTCGCCAACGGACCACTCGACTTGGTGTGTCTTACCCTCCTTCAGCTCCGAAATCTGGGGCTGAGAGCGGCCAACAGCCTCCCCCAGTTGCCTTTGAGTCAAACCAGACGCGAGCAACTCCATAACGATCTTTTGCCAGTCCATGCGCGAAAGTATAGGAAAACCCATCTTATCGGTCAATAGGATTTCCGATCAGCATAGGAATGAAAATATGTGGATGAAATCCTTCGGTGACCGCCTTCGACACGCGCGCCTTGAAGCAGGCTTGTCTCAACGAGCCCTTGCGAACAAGGTTGGCCTCAGTCAATCAACCATTTCTGACGCGGAGAATGGGGAACACGCCGGCTCAACGTCGACGGCCGGCCTTGCCGAGGCTCTCGGCGTCAGCCCACTTTGGCTTGCCGAGGGACGCGGTCCAATGCGCCCCGAAAGCCCCCCGAATGACGCCCTAGCCGAAGGCATTGCTATTCTGAAATCTCTATCTGCCGAGAAACTAGGACTAGTCTTACCTCTACTCAGAGAACTCCACCGAGGGACGGGATCCGCTCCTACGACCAACGAGGGGGCTCGCCCAAATCCCGGTAAAACAGCTGATCCCTACGGTCAAAGCATCTCAGCCGCCAAGCGCCTCCTGCTTGACGACATTGAGGAGAAGAACCAACATGAAAGCAAGGGTCATCGAGTTTCCAAGCCAAAGTAAATCCGTTGTTTCCATTCTTGAAGCACTCCTGACAAGAGCCAAGCAAGGCGATGTATGTGGCCTCATCTTGGTCGCTAGGACACGCGAACGCTCGCTGGACCTGTCCGTCGCTGGAAGTTTCGAGGCTCAACCACTGGAAGCTGCGGGCGCCTGCTCGCTGGCCGTGCGACTCACCACTCAGATGGCCGTGAGGCAGCTGTTTGGAGCCAACTCCTAAGTCCCCAGATTCGATTGGTCGGCGATCCTGACCACAGTCGAATTCAATAAATTTCTCCACGCCAGGGCAAGCCCGCTTCGATCAGTGGGCAACTTTCTACCTCCATCGATCGGAAATCCTATTGACACGTATGATCGGATTTCCTATTCTTCGCGACATGACCACTGCTGTAGCCGCGAATGAGAAGGAGCCAAATGAAAGGAATCGGACGCTACAGGGGATGGGCTGCCTACCTGGCACTCGTCCTCGCAACGCTCTACGCCCACGCCTGCGCCGTTGAGAATGACCAGCAGGCCGAGCCCACCACCACTGCAACCCGCAGCGCGTGAGGCCGGCCATGCATCTCACACATCTGAGCGGCCGCACTAGGCCGACACCCTGGATCATCATCGACGACTTTGGGGCCGAGCACGACCTCCTTGATGGGGTAGCTGATTTCGGTGGCGACCGCGACGCGGCATATCGGAATCAATGGCCCCATAAGGACAGCCGGCGCGAAGACCCGGATTTCTTCCGCGCGTACTACACCCGCCCGAGATCATTTTTCGTCCGCGAAAGCACGGCGTTCGCCAGCCCCTTTGGCATCAGCATAGAGCTAGACATCCGTATCGATTTCAAGCTGCACCCATTTTTGGATGAAGAGGCTGGCGAGCCGCGATGGACTCGGGCTGAAGGGGCGATCATTGAAATTCTGACAGCACGGGCCGGCAGCTACGACGTACACCCTACGTCGACGGTCCTTGTCAACGCCGCGTTGGAAGCGTTCTGCTGGGCATACATCGATCTGGACAAAGCCAGGGAAATCGAGGACGCAAAGCGCGACGCGGAGGCCGATCATGCCTAGCTCCTTCGTCCACCGCCTTGCCAACGGCTACTTCAGCCGCCACCCCATCCAGGCCATGGTTCTGCTGCTGGTCGGCTTCGGCCTCGCCGGCGGCGTCGCACCCAGCGCGGAGTGGCTTCTTTCGGGAGGCCTGTGATGCTGATCTGTCTCCGTACTGGGCACGCCCCGACCAGCAACCAGGCCGCCGCATGACCGCCCGCCGGATCTCCAAGGCCGAGCTGATCGCGGAATTCATCCGCGTGCGCGGTAGCGGCCGGCCCGAAGAGCAAGTCGAGATTCCGGCCATCCGCAAGAAGCTAGCGCGTTCGCGCCGCGCCTTTCTCAAGACTCAAGCGCGGATACCGCGTCCGCGCCCTCGCTTCGATCCCACGGTCATCGACCACAAACGCCGTCAGGCAAACGACCTCGACTGAGGAGAACCCATGTTGATAGGACTCACCGGCCGCGCAGGCGCCGGCAAGGACACTGCTGCCAATTACATGGCAGAAGTCCACCGTTTCATGCCAGTCGCCTTCGCCACGCCACTGCGGCAGATGCTTGAGGTCGGCTTCGGCCTGACCACCGAGCACTTCACCACGGCCAATAAAAACACAGTTATCGACTGGCTCGGCCGCTCGCCGCGCCAGTTGATGCAGACCCTTGGCACCGAATGGGGACGCTCACATGTCGGCTCGACCGTATGGGTCGACTTGGCCGCCCGCGAACTGGATTCGCTAGACGGCCTCGACGTGGTGTTCACGGACGTGCGATTCGAGAACGAAGCCGCAATGATCCGCGAGCGCGGCGGCGTCCTTATCCGCCTGGCGCGCGCCACCGCGCCTGTGCACTCGCACGTCAGCGAGGCCGGCATCAAGCTGCAGCAGTTCGACCGCGAGATCCACAACAACGGCCCGCTCTTCCAACTGTACGACCAGCTCGACGCCATCATCGGCGAAGAGTCTCGCGTGGGGACCGCACCGTGAGCGCACCCCGCCCTCTCCGCCGGCCGCGTCGCGAGCGCGTGCCCATGATGCCCCGCAACAAGCAGCATCTGAAGCTGACCTTCTATGCCGACCTGGTCGGGTTCTTGAGTGACCCGACGCCCACTGCCTACAACCGGCTGCTGCGCATCCTCGACATCCTGGCCATCGTCATGCCGGTCCAGCGCATGACCGACTACCTGGTCCAGGTTCAATCAGCACGCCGCGCGATGGCTGCAATCCTCGATCGCCATGACCGCATCGGTGTGCTTGCCGTATCTACGCTCGACGCCAACACCCTGCGCGCGGCAGCCCCGCACATCGAGGCCGCGATCGGCCGTACCCGTCTCGACGCATTCTCCTTCGCCAACGCCATCGTCCAGCACAAGATGCAGCTGCAGGGCGTGGCGCTCACCGACTGACCTACCTGGAGCCACCATGTCCCAAGCCCGCCCCGGAGATCTGCTCTCCATTCCCGCCCGCAGCCTGATCATTTCACCGCGCAACCGTCGCCGGCGGCCACGCACGATGATCAACGAACTCGGCGCCTCGCTGCTCGCCCATGGCCAGATCAAGAATCTCTCCGTGATCGAGCATGTCAGCCGCAAGAAGAACGCGCCTTCGCACGAGGTCGTTGACGGCGGCGGCCGGCTCCTGGGCGCGCTCATGTATATCGATGCGGGCAAGCTCCCCGAGGATTTCGAGTTCCTGTGCAAGCTGGAAGATGCTGGCAACGCCGAGGAGATCAGCATCGCAGCCAACATGCACGAGGCCATGCATCCGGCCGATGAATTCGAGGCCTTCCGCGACATGATCAGCGCCGGCAGCACCATCGAAGAAGTTGCCGCCCGCTTTGGCGCGACACCGCTGGTGGTGCAGCGCCGGCTCAAGCTCGCCAACGTTTCGCCCAACTTGGTACAGGCCTACCGCGAGGATGAACTGAACCTGGACCAACTGATGGCGCTGGCCATCACTGACGATCACGCTGCACAGGAGCGCGTCTGGAAGCGTGTCAAGGACCTGGGACCGTGGGAACAAGGGCCGGCGCAGCTGCGTGCCGCCCTGGCCACGCCCGGCGCCATCAACGCTAAGACGGACCGTCTCGCGCGCTTCGTCGGCCTGGATGCCTATGAGGCCGCCGGCGGCCCGGTCATGCGGGATCTGTTCAGCGACGGCGGCGGCTTCATCGGCGACGGCAAGCTGCTGGCGCGTCTGGCCGACGAAAAGCTTGAGGCAATCGCCGAGCGGATCCGTGCTGAAGGCTGGTCCTGGGTCGAAACGCGCGACAGGGTCACCTATAGCGAGATGGAGGCATTCGGCAAGAGCCAGGCCAAGAAGCGCGCCCTGACCGACGGAGAGCAAGCGCAACTGACCGAACTCCAAGCCCTGGCGGCGGAGATCGACCAGCGCAATGCTGCCCTGGATGTTGAAGACGACAACCTGCTCGCGGAGCTGGGCAGCGTAGAGGAACAAATCGAGGCGCTCGAATCCAGCACAGCCACCTACACCGACCGTCAGAAGGCCAAAGCCGGTGCCATTGTCACGATCACCCATAACGGCGAGTTGGAGATCCACCGCGGCCTTATCAAGCCGACCAAGGGCAAGGCGAAGGGCAAGGACTTGCGGCCCGACGATGGCGATGGAGAGAACCAGGGTACCGGCCAGGACGGTGCGCCGGAAGAACCGGCCGAGCGGCCGATTTCCGAAAGCCTGATGGCCAAGCTCACTGCCCACCGCACTGGCGCACTGCAGGCGCTGGTCGCCGGATCGCCGGCCGTCGCCCTGGTGCTCGTGCTTCACGCCATGGTGACGCAGGTTTTCACGAAGCTGGATTACCGCTGGCGGTACCACTCGCTGGCGAAGATCCAGGCAAGCGATCAACGCGGCATCATCCAGCGCGCGGCCGACGACCTGGAGGCCTCCCCTGCCTGGCAAAGCATGGAGGCCAGCATCGCCCGCTGGGAGACTCGCCTTCCGGGGGCGGACCAGGATCTGTTCGTCTGGCTGCAGGCGCTGAGCCAGGCCGACCAGCTCGACCTGCTGGCCGTTTGCGTCGCCCATACCATCGATACGCAGGCCACGCGTGAAGACTCGGCGGTGCATGGGCACGCGAACCAGCTCGCGGCCGCCGTCGACCTGGACATGTCTGACTGGTGGCAGCCCACTGCCGGCTCCTACCTGGTCAGCGTACCCAAATCTCGACGGATGGAAGCCGTACGCGAGGCGGTGAGTGATGAGGCTGCCGCCAGCATCAGCACCCTGAAAAAGGACGCCATGATCGGCGCGGCCGAGCAGCACTTGGAGGGACGCCGCTGGCTGCCGGCGGTACTGCGCCGGCCCGCCATCGACGGCAAAGCCGCAGCTGAGACACCGGCCTCCGGCGCGAAATCCAGCAAACCGCCCATCCGGTACCGCGATGCCGTCGGCAACACTTGGACGGGCCGCGGCAAACAGCCTGGCTGGCTCTCCCACGCGCTGGCCGATGGCCAAAGCATCGATGCATTCCTGGTGCAGTAAGCGCACCCCTCAGACCACTAGGAACCACCACATGAAGCGGAATCGCGGCAACCAACCCATCACACCCGAATGCTCCATGGATAGCCTCGGCGCCAGCATACCGGCGGCGCAGCGCCTCCGGTTCGCGGCCACTTCGCACAAACGCGAGACCCCTCGCCCACCCATCCATTCGGATGACATTGCCGTCGACAAGCTCGCTAGCGCCATGAAGGCAAAGCTAGCCGGGTGTCGCAAGGAAGGAAAGTTCGGCTGGGACAGCCCTCTGCAGTGTTCTCAAGAGCGTCTCGCCACGCTCCTCGGGGAAAGCCTTGTCAAAGGCAACCCCGTAAACGTCGCCAACTTTGCGGCGTTTCTCCTCGCCCGCGAGGTCCCCCATCAAGCCATCGCTATGTACGCTATGCGCGCCCTACTGCGCGGCAGCGCGGCCGACCAGAAACAGCGAATTCATGATCTGCGGACTCAGCTCCAACTGGCCGTCCTAGCCATGGAAGAGGCCCTAGTCATCATCGGGAAGTTGCGCCCAGGAGGGACCGGCCTCGGCACAGAAAACCGCTTGCGCAAAGCTATCCACTCCACCTTCACCACTCTCGCCGGAGCCTAACCCCCTATGACAACCATTTTTTTGTTACTGGCACAGTACGGCGCGACCGCCGTCGTGCCTATCGGCGTCGTAGCGCGGGACTACTTTCCCCACCTGAGCGCCGAGAAGCTGCTGCGCAAAATCAGCCTCGGCGAGATTCGATTGCCAGTCGTGCGCATAGAAGCATCTAACAAAAGCGCCAAGGGCATACATATCGGGGACTTGGCGAAATACATCGATGACCGTCGAACTGCCGCCAGGAAGGAGTGCGCACAACTCTGCGGAAGTGATCGAAATACCTCTGACGGGGTATTGGCAAATACAACAGCTTGGCGATAAGAGGACCAAACGATACATCACTCGGAGGGGCAAACTATCGCGGGGTCGTCTGCACCTCAGCTTGCGCGCAACTCCATCCAAACCTCCCGAAGCGAGTCAACGTTGTCTGCCTTAAATGGATCCTTTCCAAGCTGTTTTAGGAAACGCTCAAATCCCTGATATCTAATTGCGGCAAGCTCAAAAGCTTGCTCCAATGAGGAAACATCATAATGACCACACGAGTAGCTAATTATTCCTGACATCATAATATCGAAATAATCATGCCCATTTTCTATAAGGGTCTCAATGAAGTTCGGCGAATCTCCGGAATGAACCACCATATTCCGCACCCTATAGATGCGCCGAATTTGCCATGACACTTTCCTTTTATGCTCCTCGAGCATTGACATAACAGAGAGAGGCGAACCAAATTTCTCCGCCATTGAGTACACTCTATAACGTAAAAGTGGAAAGTCATCCAACTGAGCATACAGCTCTTTTCGCAATGGATCACACTCATTAAGTGCTATAAGGCGTAGCACCTTGAACTCCATATTCCCTTTCCCCTCCACCCTCCCAAGAATACTTTTCGCCTTATGCCGATCCCACTGCAGCATATCCTTCATGAGATTCTTCACCAAGCGAAAGATATAGTTCGTAAGAAGAAATGGCATCAGCGATGCCACAATCCTCGAAATAGTATTGCCGCCCCCACCTTTAGCCGGCACGATTGTTTCAAGAGCAATCCAAATATTTAGAATTTGACTAGCTGGAATATCACTCGCAAGTGCAGCATCATGCAAATCCATAACTTGCTTGAATTTCTGCAAACTTCCACGGCGCAACCCAAATGTTCCCATGAAATTATTGAGCTTTTGGGCGGCATACTGGGGTGGTAGATTTTGACCTTTCCGCATTGGACTCATCGTACCGCTTACCAAGAACACCTCATTTGTACAGCACTGAGTCATAAGTGCTTGAGGGCGCCAGGCAAACTTACTCTTGTGCGCAAAAAATGTATACAGATCATTCAAACTATCAAGACGTCGCTCCGCCTCAGCCCGTGCCGAATACTGATCAGCCGCTTGAATCTCCTGAACATGAACATAACGCTCGCCTAGATCACAGATGAATCCCTTTGCGCTGGTATGCTCTGCAAGCTCCTTCGGCAATACATCCAAAACGGAAACCCCAAAATACTTGTCGGATTTCCGCACAAAATCAATTAACCTATTCACCCTAAAATACACATTAAAGGTGTGAAATCTAATCTCCAATTCATCAAAATACTCATGCAAACAACCCAATGACTCTATTTTTCTATCAGAAAAGAAGAATCGCTGAGTCTTCTCAAACAAAGACTGCTTACTCACACCACCATTAACTAATGAGCAGATAAAATTTCTAGCGATCGTATCAATATCCTTTTTTTTACCTTTTTCAATCGCCTCTATAATGGCGTCTTGGCACGCTGAGGCGTACCTAGCCAGATTCAGCGATTTCCCCAAAACCTCTAACCTGACCCGACGCTCATACTTTGACACCTCATCACCAGTCAAGAGATAGTATTCTGGATCCGCATCAAGGAGGGATTTTGCAACCCTGTCATTCTTCAATGACCAAGCCAGTTCCTCAAGAATATGATTCAGATGATTTTCATCGATTATTTCACGCTCAATATCATCGAGAACACCGAGCGCCTCCCCACATAAACTCGCCGCATTAAGCGCGGGAGGCTTGTAACTATCCAGCGTATAATCAAATAGCATCTCGTTTATTCGCTGCGCGAAGAACAATAATGCCTCTGGATTTTTAACCGTCCAATGCGAACACGATTGAAGTTTCATGGCGACCCACTATTAATATTGGCGATAACTTACCCTACGATCGCACGAATTTCCATAGGTGGAACCGCCCACCTGCGAGAGGGGGGTATAAGACGACGGCGAGAGGCAGAGTGGTTGGCAGACGGCTATTGCCTGTCCACGAGAATGGCCTGGCGCGAGCCACTTCGCATGAACGCTGCCCATGAGCCAGATTGGGGACGCAGATCGTCCACTGGTGCCTTGGGATCTGCACAATCTTCATGAGTGCCGCAGAAGCGCAGCCCTGAGGCCCAAAAATCATCTGTGCAGTGATTTGACGCGGATTGCTAGCTCTACACCGTTCAATCCATCACGGCCCTGTGCGAAGAGCTTTCAATCAGGGGCCGCGCATGATCCCATGCGATCATGAGTGCAACATCGGTGTAACATGGTTTCTCAGCATCGCCTGAGGCCTTTGTCCAAGCTAGCCGTACCGTTCCCCGTTCCCCCAATCCATCATCGGTGCAACCGAGATGCGGCGGGGGGTTGAATTCATTGGAGAACGGCTTGGGTACTGGGTTCTACGGTTGTTTCTAGTCTGCCTTGTTTCCGCTCACTCTTGACTGCTTGGGCCTGTTTATGCACCCAAGTGCTACGGCGTAGCACTGGCATACCCCAGGTAGCACCGGCATCATGGAACAATCACGCAGCGCGAGCGAAAGGACGAGAGTATAGGTTACACCGCCAATATCCGCCTGTATGAGAGTGGCAAGACCGTGTACAGAGAGCGGCCGCTGACAGGCAACCGGGATATCTCCCGATTACCCAGGGCCTGGGAGTGCAGCCGCAGACGGCCGGCAACCACCTGGCGCACCGCGCCTCGATCTTTGCCATCACACGCCTGGGGTTACCCGCTGGGCCAGATTCCAATGGATGAGCCCGTGCCGCTGGGCGGGTTGCCCCGCGATCGCCGCCGCGTTGTTGGTGATCCACACGATTAAGGCCGGCGCTGGCGCGCCGGAAGAAGCACGGGCCGGACCCGTACGCCTGGCTTCGCCGACGAAGCCTCGGCAGAATCAACGCATAGGCGAATTGAAATCAGCAGCGGCCCTTCTTGGCTTGCCCTGGAGGGCAGAACGACTCGTTGTCGTACTGATCAACCCGGCAATTGCCTTTCTTCGCTTGGCCAGGAGGGCAGCCGTTGCCTCGATCGCCACGGTATCCGTCATCGTAGGGAGCTACCACACAGCCACTGAGCAACGCGCCGCAGGCAACAAACAATGCGAGAAGGGATTTCATGACATTATCCAGATCGGAGAAGGTGATTCGCACGAAGCATACCGGCTCGGCAAGCTGCTGATTGCAAACAAAGGTGCCTCAGCGGCGGAGGTATCTCCACGATCTGCCGCGAAACCAAGACATTCGGATTCTGCCGCAGCCTGCGCGGTGACGCCAAGGGCTTCAGGAAGGGCTCCTTCCAGGCAGCGAGGTGGACATGCTTGCGGCCTGACACCGTATCTGCGGCATCGACATGGGCGTCGCCACCGCCCCGCACCTGCGCCCGCGGACAAACGAACCCCCTCAGTTGGGGGTTCTGACCCCAGTATCGAGGATAGATACTGTCCCCAACAGGACAGGGGAGAAGCATGAGCGATTCGGCGGATACATCCGGGTCAACCGAGGCACAGGCTGACGCGATTCAGGAGGCCGAGGAAAAATTCGAGCATGCGGCTAGAGACGCCAGGAACGAGCTTCAGCAGGCCAACGAGGAGGCCGAGTCACAGTTCTACGCGGCGCTGAGAAACGCGGCGCCGAAGGATCCCCAAGTGATCGCGAGCGCGCAGGCACGCCTCGCCCGGGCACTCGCCGACTCCAGAGAAGCATATCGCCTGGCAATTGCAAAGGCTGAAGGTGCGCGCATTCAGGCATTGGCAATCATAACGGCGCGGACCTGCAACCGGGCGCAGCTTGACACCGAGAGCCCCTTGAGTGGCCTGGTCAGGCGGTTAGCCAGACAGCTTGCCGCTGAGCGCGCTCTTCGCCTCTCTCCCAGCCCCGGCGCCGATGACACCCCGCCGCCCACAAAGAAACGTCCCCCGCCGTAGGCAACCGCTCCCCCACAGGCTCAAACAGGCCTCGACGCAGCGGACGGCACCACAGCGAAGCGAAAGACCGGCGCAGCCGGACCGCCAAGACGAGCGCGTTCATCGCCCTGCTCCCGGTACCGGGCCCGCTCATCTGCGCCTGGATTCCGGCGATACGCCCACGCTCTATCCGGCGACGCGTGACAGACTCATACCGATGAATGCGCTGCCCCTTGCATCGAAGGGCCTGGGCCTGGGCCTGGGACCGGGACCGGCGCCAGCAAGCGCGCGCTTGCCGGGCCGTGGAGGCTCAGTACTGGTCCCGCCCGCCGCCCGGCCCTCGATTGTGGTCATCGCCAGAATCCCGGCGATCGCCCCGGCCACCCTGGTCCCTGTCGCGGTTCTCCCGCGCGTCGCCGCCGTAGTACCCGCCGCCACCACGATGCTCGCCACCATAGGGGGCGACCACACAGCCGCCGAGCAGCACGGTAACAATGGCAAGCAGTGCAAGTGTGGGCTTCATGAGTCTCTCCGATCAAGGATGCGCCTCCGATCAGCATAGGCACGGCACCATTCGGCGAATGTAAGCAATGGTTTCCAGCAGAATGCGGCTGGGGTGCGCGGGCAGGCTCTCAGGGGGCAATGGCAAACGGCGCCCGATCGAACTGCGGCTAGTTCACCTGTCCGGCGTCAATCGTGCGCATGGCGGCGGCTTCAGCGAGGGCAATGGCGGCTTCGGCCGTCTCGGCAACGCCCGCCTCCTCCGCAAATGAAGGCTGCGAGGCTTCGCCGAAAGCGTCAGCGATGACGACCATCGCCGTAAACCCACCGGCGGCCGAAGGCACCGCGCGGGCCACTATGGCGTAGCCGCCATATTCGAATTGTCGCTCCATGCTGCAACTCCTCTTCGGTGTGCCTGAGGTCATCATAGATGGACAGATCCGTGCATGGCCAGATTCGGACGCCTATCCTTCCATAAGGATATGGCTCGTTGCGTTTTCAGCCTCAGCCCAGCCTGAGCGACGGCGGGAACACGCACCAGCATCCGTCGTCGTGGCGGAAGAAGAACATCGATACCGGCCCCGAGGGACGTGCCACGTCCACCCGCACGCAGCCGCCGCGGCAAGTCAGCGAGCGGCGCAAGCGCGTGATGCGCGCGGGGGCCGCGAGGTTCGACCCCAGCCATTTGTCGATCAGCCCGCGCAGGGATATTCCGCTCGCTTGCATGTCAGTCTCCTTTGCTTCCTTGGCGCTGCCTTTGTCCCGCGAAGGGGCGCCGTGCCTATGCAGTGCTGGCACCGAAGTGCCCGCCCTTCCATTCGGATTCGAAAAAAGTCCTGAGCAGGTTGGCCAGGGTGCGCACGGCCCTGGAGGGATGGTGCAGGCACGCTTCGACCTGCTCGCTGCGGCTTTCGCCAAACAGGCACCATGTGCAGAAGTGCTCGCAGTTGTTGGTGAGCAGGCGGTAATTGTCTTCGCCGAGGCGGGAGCATGCGCGCGCCACCGCTTCGAGACCGGCATACCTCGCGCAGGGATTGGCCTTCACGCTGACCGGCTGGCCAACCGCGAAGGCGTCCAGCGTGATCTCCTCCACCGGGCCGCGATGCAATGATCCGGCAAACCCGGCGTAGTGAACCACCTTGCCTGCGCCAATGTAGATGCCATGATGGGCGTAGCCACGGCGCTCCGTGATCAGGTGTGCTCCCGGCGGCAGGCCTGTGCCAATGGCATCGGCGCCTTGCCGCGGGTTGGCCTGCGCATGGCCTTGTTGTTCTTGGTGGTTCATGGCTGCCTCTGATCTGTTTGCTTGCCGCAGGCAATGCCCGCTTCGTTGCCATCCATGCGCATCAACCGTGCCATGCGCCACAGTCCCAGGCGCGACAAAGGATTGCAGGCAGCATTGCCCGCCTGGGCCGGAGAAACCGTTGCAGCACCACCAACAGCAGGCCATTCAATGTGTTGGTCCGGCGCCGCCATCAGGCCGCGAACGGCATGGCGCCACGGCATTGCAGCGGACCCATTGACTACGTGTATCGGGGAAGCAGCATCAACAAGAGCGCTGCAACTGTGCCCCGAACCAGGGGGCACGCAGCGAGCGGCAACGTCTCCGTCCGCCGGCCACAAAGCGATGGTCTGCGGCCACCATACGGCTCGGCGCTGTTGGCGAGACGCCAACGGTGCCAGCGATAGGACAGCACGCGGTCGGCCGGATTTTGCCGGGCACGCGGCGCGAGGCCAGCAAAATCCGGCGCTTGCGCCGATGCATGAGAATCGGCCGACCGCTGGCATGCGCTTTGCTCCGTGCAAGCATGGCGACAAGCCACCGACCGGACCGAAGACGGCCCGAATCCCATTCCACGCACTGGAGACCGATCATGGCGGCGCTCACCATCAAAGACCTCTACGCCAACCGCACGCTGGACGGGCAGGCTATGGCCGCCATCCGTGGCGGCGGCGCCCCCTGGGTGTTCGGCTGGATTCAGCCCTACGCCCCGGCAACGCCGAGTGTCGGCCCCTCCGTCAACTTTTACGAGATCAACAACAGCTTCTATGCTGATCAGATGGTTAACCAGTTCCAGAACATCGACGTTCGCAATACGGCGCCTGGCGCGAACATCAATGTGCAAGCGGGACAGGGGGCAAGGAACAACGGACGGATGTAAGCTGGCCACGCGCAATCAGCGCGGCCCCCTGCACAGTCCGGCCACGCACCGGCCGCCACGCCGGCGTTTCCCGCGCCGCGGCATGGCGGCCGTGCGCCCTGCTCGCCCGAATACCGGAGGTGATCGTGACCTGTGCATCGCAATTCCGCTGGACCTCGGCGGCTCGCTCCGATGTCGGCCTGGTAAGGGAGCGCAATGAAGATGCCTGCCTCGCGCAACCCGAGCGCGGACTGTGGGCCGTGGCCGATGGCATGGGCGGCCACGCAGTGGGCGACTATGCCAGCAATCTCGTCGTGGAAATGCTGGCCAGGCTGGGCCCGCCCCGCAGCGTCGAGACCCTGCTGGACGATGCACGAACCGCCTTGCAGGACGCCAACCGGGAACTTCTCGCGGAAGCGGCGCGCCGCCAGGTGCGCCGCATCGGCAGCACCGTGGTGGTGCTGATGGCCTGCGAACGCTTCTGCGGCTGCCTCTGGGCAGGCGACAGCCGTATCTATCTTTACCGCGACGCGCACCTGACACAGCTAACCCGGGACCACAGCCGAGTGGAAGAACTCAAGGCACGCGGCCTGATCACGGCGGAGGAAGCCGTTCATCATCCGGCGCACAACACCATCACCCGCGCCGTGGGCGCAAATGCCACGCTGGACGTGGACCAGACCTGGGTCGAGGTGGCCGATGCCGACATCTTCCTGCTTTGCAGCGACGGGCTCAGCAATGAACTGAGGGATCCGGAGATCGCCAGCATACTGGCCTGCGGCGATTGCGAACTGGCTGCCCAGGCCCTGGTGACGGCGGCGCTGGGCCGGGGTGGCCACGACAATATCTCTGTGGTGGTGGCGCGGGCGGAAGACCTCTACAGCGCCGACAAGACCATGGTCAATCCAGCGCTGTAGCGCCCAGCGCGCCTGCGCAAGGCACGCTGGGCGCGAAACCGTCTATCTCGCCTTGCCGCCCTGTGCAGTACCCTGGTTGCGGAAGTCCTTGGAATGGATGCCGTGCTTCTTCAACAGCATCTGCAGGTGGGATCGATTCATGTCGAAGCGCCTGGCCAGTTCCGCCACGGTGCCGCCCACTTCCAGCAACCCGCGCTCCAGGAATGCGCGCTCGGCTTCATCGCTGGCGGCGCGCTTGGCTTCGCTGAGCGAAGCGGCCGTCGACGCATCGGCCCCGCCGGGCGGCGAGCCGCCTGCCGCCATGGCGGGCGCTGCGGACTTGGGCCGCAGATCCTGCGGCAGGGGTTCGAGATCGGCCGTGTCACCGGCCAGGCAGGAGATCCGGTACATCAGGTTGCGCAGCTCGCGGATATTTCCGGGATAAGCGTAGTTCATCAGGAAATCCCGCAGGCGTGGCGTCAGCTTGACGGGACGGCGCTTCAGCGTACCGGCCGCCTCGTCGCCGAAATACGCCACCAGCAGGCCGATCTCGTCGC